AGATCTTGAGTCTGTATCTATTGTAAAGCGTAAAAAATACAAAGGTTTTACAAATGGTAAAGAATACAAGTTTTTGAGATTTGTTTGTAAAAACTTGAATACATTCAATAGAATCAAATACATTTTAAATCCTAAAGACAAGAATCGTCTTCCAAAAATATCAAAATTAGATTCTAATTCAACTATTAAGTTTGATCTTTATGAATCTAATATTGAACCTTATCTTCGTTTTACTCATAAAATGAACGTTAAAATGGCTAGTTGGGTAAAGGTCAAATATATCACACAAGACAATGAGATATCAAGATGTCAACATAGTTACATCTGTCACTACAATAATGTTTCTCATTTTGAAAAACAAGACATTAGTAATTTAACTCTTGGAGCTTGGGATATAGAGGCATTTTCACATTCAACGAGATATCATGGTATCAATGAGTTTCCAGATCCTGAAAAACCAAATGACATCATCACGCAAATTGGTACATCTTTGTATAAGTTTGGAACTAAAGAAAAAGTAAAACATGTAGTTACAATTAAGAGTCCAATTGATAAATGTTGTGATCCAGTTGATGGCATAATTATCGAAGAAGTTGATTCTGAAGAAGAACTAATAGAAACTTGGGTTAAGTTTATTATTAAAACCGATCCAGACATTCTAGTTCAGTATAATGGATATGATTTCGATTGGAAGTACACATGTGCAAGAGCAAAATTACTTGGTATAGATTACATTTTAGAAAATCTTAGTAGAATTGAAAGTAAACCTGCACATTTACACGAAGATCAATTAAATACATCTGCATACGGAGATAATACTATGAAATATCTTAAGATGTATGGTGTAACACAGTTTGATCTTATGTTTTTAATTAAGAAAGAACACAAGCTTGAGTCTTACAAGCTTAATAGTGTAGCTGAACACTTTACAGGAGATAAGAAAGATGATCTGAGTCCGGCAGATCTTTTTAACTATAACACGTCAACGAAAGACAAGATAGCTCTTGTTGTAAAGTATTGTGCTCAGGACACGTGGCTTCTTATAGATCTTATGCTCAAACTAAGAATCGTTACAAATATGATTGGTATGTCTAATATTACAATGGTTCCAATTCAATACATCGAACTTCGTGGTCAGCAAATCAGAGTTCATACACAGATTGCTTATGAAACAAAGCAAGAAAACTTTTTAATTCCGACTGTGGATTATAAACCAAAAGACTCCAATGATGAAGAGGAAAACTTTGAAGGAGCAACTGTTTTAGATGCAACTCCAGGTGCTCATTTTGAACCTATAGCAGGTCTCGATTTTGCAAGTCTATATCCATCTATTATGATTGCACACAACTACGACTACTCAACAATTATTGAAGATCCAGAGTTTGATAATCTTGAAGGAATCGAATACGCTGAATGTGTAATAGATGACATAGTTGTTAGATTTGCACAGAATGTAAAAGGTATTATGCCAAAGATTCTTGAGAGACTTTGGAAAGAGCGTAAAGGTATTCGTAAACAGATGAAAAGTCTTTCACCAGACGACCCTTTGTATGCAGTTCTTAATGGAGTTCAGCTTGCAATTAAAGTTTCTATGAATAGTATTTATGGATTTACAGGTGCAAGGTATGGAAGACTTCCAAATAAAAGAATTGCTGCAGCTGTAACAGCTACCGGTAGAAAAATGATTGCACACTCTAAGAAGTGCGCAGAAGAATGGTACAACTGTGAAGTTGTTTATGGAGATACGGATTCTATTTATGTAAAGTTCAAAAGCGAACTCAAAGGTCAAGATCATATGAATTATGTTTTTAAAGTAGCACCAGAATGTGCAGATCGTATATCAGCAACATTTAAAAAACCTATTGAACTTGAGTTTGAAAAAGTAATGTATCCATTCATTCTTTATTCTAAGAAACGTTATGCAAGTCTTTTTTGGACAAATCCTTTGAAGTACGATTACATTGACTACAAAGGTATTCAGGTAGTTCGTCGAGACAATTGTACATTTGTAAGAGAGAACTCTAAAAAGATCTTTGAATACATTTTTCTTAATGACAAGGTTCTTAATTATTCATTTGAGAATGTAGATGAACTGATTGAAACCTCTAAAGAGTATGCTCGTGATAAGATTAGAAAGCTTGTAAATGCAGAAGTACCGATGAAAGAATTACTTCTTTCAAAGAGTCTTCGAGCGGGATATGCATTTGATCGTAAAGCAGTTTGTACTAAGTGTGGAAAGACTTATTATGAACTTAATGTAGTTGGTAAAAAAGAAATGGACATAAATGTATTAACTAAAAAATCGGTAGAAGAGTTTATTAAAACCGAACACACTTGTCTAGGTTGTAAAGAAACTTGTTTATTTGAAAAATGTCCGGCTAATATTCCACATGTAGCTTTAGCACGTAAAAGAGAACAACGTGATAAAATGGACATTGTAGCATCAGGAGATCGTGTACCATATGTATTTGTTACATACAATAGTAGTAAACAGTTTGAAAAGGTAGAAGATCCTAGTTATGTAATTAAAAATAGTGTTCCTATTGATTACATCTACTACTTCGAACATCAGTTTAAGTCTGCTATAGAAACTATATTTAGTCCAATGATGGAATCAGTAGACGAACTCTGGAAAGATCTCATTCCTGAAAAACAGAAAAAGCGAAGGGTTAAAAAAGAATAAATTAAAATGTAATTGTTTAATAAATGAATCTATTCGTGTCTTTGTTATTATTAGCTCTTGTAGCATTTTCTCTATTCTTAGGTCTATTTCCTCATTCTGATCACATTCGTGTGTTAGGAAACTTATTTCCATTCTTTCCCATGGCGAGTCACACAGGTCATATAATAATAGGTTTTATCTTTTATGCTTTAGCTGTATTTGTTGCTCAATATTCAATTATTTATTAAAATAATTAAAATGTATTACAATTAATAAAAATGTCTGAGTGTTATTCCGGTCCTATATATACAAACGTTAAGTGTATAATTATATCTATAGCTTTAGCTCTTGGTTATTGGTTTGCTCCTCCAAAAAATAAATGGGTTCTTCTTGGAATACTTTTCTTTACTTATCTTGCAATTGCTTGGTACGATCAATATCTATGTTCAAAACCATTTGGTCCTACTTATCTTAAATGGTTCTATAATTGGGCAAAACCTAAAGATTCATTCCAAAGCAAAATGTATGCAAACTTATGCCCAGATGTAGAAAAGCAAATACTTACAGTTGATATAATAGTACTTGTGTTAATTCTAATTGCAGCTCCAACATTCCTTCGGTGGAATCCTAAATAAAAAATAAAAATTAAATGTAATTATATTATGTTTACATGTATTGAAAATACATTCTTAAAATCTTCGTTAAACGATGATATAATTACATTTGAAGTCGTCGGAAGAACTCCTTCTGATTTAGAATGGACATCTTCTAAGGCAATTGTAGATACTTGGTATGATTATCTTGAAGATGCGGGTTTAAGAGTAGGTTTTCTATTTTTATTACAGAATCTTATATTTATTAAACCTAAACATCTACTTGAGTGGAAAGAAATATTCAATTCAAAAAGAGAAAAAACTAAAAAGTACATCCTCGGAACTGCTATAATAGTTGAAAATGCTATAATTAGAACTTTCGTAAATACATTTTTCAGTAATTTTAATTCTGAGAGACCAGTAAAGTTTGTTAAAAATCAAGAAGATGGAATTATATTTATAAAATCCATTGAATAAAAATTTTACAAAAAAATAATAAACTTAAAAGAGTTCAAGATACAAAAATACAACAAAGCGTCATGAGCCTTGAATCAAAGTTTGAAACTTTCAAGACGAAACACGATCTTGAAGATGAAGCTATTTCTGAGATTCTTGTAATTTTCAATGAGGCTTTTGTTGAACTAGCTCATAAATTATTGGCTTCTACCGATATTCAAATCCCAAAAACTGTAAAAGAGACGTCTAAGACCTACACGGGTCCTAAGAAGTGGGCTACAAAAATTGCAGCAGAATATGCAGCAGAAAATGAAGTAACTCTAGATGATTTTGATAAAGAAAAGGTAACAAAGAAAGACATTGACGAACTTGTTAAGGCGAAGAATAATACTAAAATACCAGCTTTGAATACAAAACCGAAGAAGCCAGATGCTTCAAGTTCAAATGAAGTTAAGAATACACCAGAAGTAAAAGAAAAGTGCAAAGGACTTACTAAAAGTGGAGAACCATGTAATCGTCTAGGAACTGAAAAGCCTAATGGATCAAAGAATTGTTTCTGTTTCAGACATGCAATGGATTGGAAGAATTATGAAGTGTCTTCAGATTCCGAACTAGAAGAGGAAGATATCTTCACAGATCCTAATAAAATTACGATTCCTGATCTTGCAATTCGCGACCCAGAAGAAGAATAAACTTAGAGACAAAATGTATACATTTAGTATAAGAAATGAAGCTTCAAGATTTTCTAGGTAAAAAACCATTTGAAACATACTTTGATGAAAAAATTAAAGAGTGTAAAAATATGGAAGAGCTCCCTCGGGAGCTAAATAATTGCACCTGCTGCGAAAGACATCGGGTTAATTTTCCAATACTAGGAAATAAACTAGTTGTAAGAGATACTTACAAGGCTAATTATGGAGAAGAATGTAAATGCCCATGTAGACACGTTGCTAGACATCTTTGCAGAGAATGGGAACTTATTAATGAAGTAGAAGACATTTCAGAATCAGAAGACGAATCAGAAGAAGACTCACTTGGATCTCTTGAAGACTTTATTGTACCAGACAAAGGTTTTAAAAAGAAAGAAAGAAAACAATTAGATCGCGCCCTTGATGCATTTAGGGGTAAAAAGTATCTTCGGAGATAATTTAATTCAATTTATTTTTTAATATTAATAGTAAATAATGTCAAAACTTCCAATAGGTGCATATTTTACAATTAGAGACCAATCTGGAAATCCAGTTTCACCAAGTCCTCCAAGTCCAAGTCCACCAGCACCGCCTTCGGGTGATATTCCAAGTATAGTAATTATATTAATACTTTTAGCTCTTTTAGGAGGTTTTTATTTCTTTTTTATAAGAAAAAAGAGTTTAAAGACATGGTAGATTAATAATTATCAAATGATTCGGGCTCTTATCGTAATGTTTTTGGGATTTACCAATGCTTATAATATTTTTCCTTCCAAGTTTATCCGCGAAGCAGAAATTAAACACGGACGAGTTGCAATGCTAAGTTCTCTAACAATCCCATTTCTAGATAACGTAAAGCCTGATACCATTGGAGTTAATTTTGTAAGTTCTCTTGATCCATCTGTACAGTGGACTCTTCTTGGTCTTGTAGGTTGTTCAGAGTTTGCACAGCTTTTTAAGGCTTATTCATTTCCAAGTGATACAAATAACTGGTTTAAGTTTAAGTCGGAACATGAACCCGGTAATTATTCTTTTGATCCACTTAATATTCTAACAAAAAATAATGAAGACATGTTGAAGGCAAATGAAAAGTTTATTGGTCGTCTCGCGATGATTGCAACTGTTTGTGAAATGGCAAATGAACTTGGAACAAATACTCCAGTATTGAAAATTACTTAGAAACGTAATGTAATATAGTGTCAATGTCAGTGTATTTAGACTTGCTTCCAAATGAAATACTTGATTATATATATTTATTAGTTCATAAGATGAATACAATGCAGTTAAATAAAAGATTTAAATGTATAATAAATAGAGCAAAATATTATCATATGTTTCAGGTTTGGGGACCATCAAATAAATTGTCTTCAACAGCAAATGATTGGTCAGTAATAATTTTAAATGATTTGCTTAGTGATTTAGAATATACGAAGTGTTGTTTTAAAGGCCCTAAAAATCTTAGATACTTCATATAAATACATCTTATAATAAATACAAGGGACGCTAGCTCAGTAGGTAGAGCGCCAGACTTTTAATCTGGTGGCCGTGGGTTCGATCCCCACGCGTCCTAGTTTCCCTTGTATTTATTCGATATTTAATAATGTTTATTTTTTATTTGATCTTATCCACTTAGTTATTATCCATTTTTCTCCATTAGTAACAGGTTTACCACTATGAATAACTTCATAATTACCGCTACCATCTTTATGTAAATTATTCCATACAACTGCTTTTCCTTTCTTAGGTATTATATTTAATCCTAACTTTGGAAAATTAGTTTCCCCTCCAGAATGTACATCATTTAAGTAGACCATTATAGTCCAAGTTCTCTGCCCACGGTGTCCTATAAAATCTTTATCTATTTCATCAAACCAATCAAAATGATCCTTGAATTCATTACCAATTGAATACTTTTGTACCTGTATTTTCTCAGAAGCAATGTCTTCACAGTTAAAATATTTTTCTATCAGTTTATCTACATCTGGGTCAACATTATAAGATGTTTTACTTGTTCTAAAATTATATATTTTTCTTGTAAGAGGAGATTCTTCTAAGGTACTACTTGCATCATTTATTATTTTATCACACATATCATCTGCTAAAAAATTATCAGCAGTGTATATATCTACATCAGGGTGTAATTTTTTCCATTCTTTATTATTTGTCAATACATGATTTAGCGCAGCATGAACAACTTGTTTTTTTTCAAATGTGTTAAACAGTATTATAAAAAATGTAAGTGTAATAAGTCCGAAGACTACATTTTTAAATAGATTAAAAATACCCAATGATACTATCACTGCTATTAAAATCGTGAATATATTCATTTACTATAGTGTACACATTTAAAATTAAAAAAGAATAACCCGTCGCATATTAATTAAATCTATTGCATAGTTTCGATTATAAATTAGTCGATCAGCTTCATACATATATTTTTTATACATTTTTATCTCTTCGCCATCAGCTTCATAAATAATTGCATTTATAGACATCAATCTCATCTTATTCTTAAGACTATTGATCTTACCAGTATAGATATTGTCTATTGATTTTTGAAAACACCGTTGTACATTATTTTGATATATAATGTAATATAAAACCCTATTCCAAACATCACGTGGCAACAACGAAAACGTTTTCAACTTTTTCCTTAGAATATAACCACGGAATAATGTCTGTATCTTAATAACAGACTTCCTAGCATGCGTTGAACAAATACATCTAGTATACCTAGATACATTCTTTTGACACTTGCGAAAACGTTGAGAAATTGGATCTTTCACTATAGTGCTGCATCTTGTAGTAGTCATTGTAACAATTTTTATAACTTACACGTTTTTAAGTAATTTATTTTTAAGTAATTTTTAAATACAAATAGGCCTTTAGCCTCCCGAAGGAGACGCCGTGTGTCCTATTTTTGGTTTAGGATTTGGTTGTGTTTTTATTCTAAAATTGTGTATTTCGACAATTAATAAAGCGTTTTCAACCATATGCATTGA